ACAGACAGTCCAGAAGTAGGTAAAATTGCAGGATCAACATTTAAAATAGATTCTCCTTTTGCTTGAAAAAAAGCAGATGATGAAATATTGGCTTGCCTTAAATTTGTTTTAAAAGTATAAAAAGGATTTCCAGTTGATACAAAATGGCGACCAACAAAATTAATATGATTAACAACCGAAACATTATCATAAATTAATTCTCCAACTTGAAATTGCTTAACTCCAAGCCAAAAAACACCAGTCATATTGATAAAAGTTGCACCTGAGAAATTTTCAAACTGACATAGTGAACATACTACCTCACTTTCTAAAGAGTTTGTGGGGTGACCTGTCAATGTTGCAAGTGGAGTAGTACCTGTTGCACCTGAAAATCTTAAATTCTTCCAATATAGATATTTAACTCTTTTTCCAGAAGTATTACTAAATCCGTTAGAAGTAGCAGCAAAAATAATTTGAGTATTGGGTAAACCCGAGCCAACAAAAGCAACAGATAAATCATCTAAATCACAGACTATATTCTTTGTAATAATTAATTGACTAACTGATATATAATACATCGTGTTAGTATCTCTTAAATAGATATTAGATGCGTCTTGATTTTTGAAATCACTTTCTTGCTTAACAATTACAACATTGTTAGCTTGATCTAAATTACCAAGTTTACGCCATTTTGAAGCATTGCTTAGAGCTTGCCCAATATTGGTATTGATTAAAGATTTATAAATTAAACCTGTGCCATTCTCTTTAACCATTGAATCAATATGGTATTCTGTGCCTGCATCATATTCCGCTATACCCTCTTGCAACAAATAAGCATTTTGATAATCATTGACATATTTTAAAGCATTTTGCTCTTCAATAGCAGCTTGCTTATCCCCGTTATTATCTTTATAGCCTTCAATCCAGCCGTTCAAATAATCGCTTGATTGTATTAAATCTAAATCGGTTGTTGTGGTTGGCGTGCCATCTTTGAAGCTACCAAATACTCCTTTATCAACATTTTTTGCAAATAGTTTTTGCGTTTTTCTTGTGAGTTTAGCCATTATAATTGAATTATTTTATCATAAGTTAATATTTCGCCAGCAGCATCAGTATCATAAGTCGTAAAGCCTGCAACATTGCTACTATCTATTTGTGTATCATAAGTCGTAAAGCCAAAGAAAGGCTGATCTCTTACAATTAATCCATTTAGATTTACACCCATCGGCCTTGGCAATACACCTTTGCTAAATGCAATTAAAGCTACTCGGCTTTCATTACTTTTTACAAAATAAACCATAGTCATATTATCACTTGCTGATTGCACTATCCTATCTTCAAAAAATAGAAATAATCCGTCATCGATAGATTTTTCGCTATGATCTGAATTATTTTGAACAATCCTAAGTTTTAAAATTAAGCGATAATCATTATCATTTAATTTATTACCGATTTGCAAGCTTGCATATTCTGAAACTTCCAAGCCATAAGTATTACTGTTATAATCAGCTATTTCTACATTATAAAGCGTGTTTACATCGATATATTCTACAACCTGACCATTATCACCTATAGCCTCGCCTGTAGCTTGATAAAATCTATTTACACCGACTAGCTTACCTATAACATCTAACTGCTTACCAACCGCAGTTTCAAGATTAAAAGCATTTTCGACTTGCGAATAAATATCATTATTGAGTAAGTTTTTTACAAATAAATCAATCTCAGCCTTAGCTTTTTCTTTTTGATTATATTGTATAATCAATAAGTTTTGATAATATTTCGAAACTTCTTTAATATCTATTGCCATTTTAGATTTCTGTAATAGTTATCCTTGCATTATCAACAATCCATTTTTCATCAACTGTTGCAACATCTAAAAAGTTAACATAAGTTATACCATCATCTGACACTTCTAAATTTAAGGGCACACCACCCCCTCCTAAAGAGTTTATAGCTTCTAAAGCAATAGCTGTTACTCTTGAAGTCTCAGCAGCCTCGCCAATCTCAAAAGTTAGGTTATCAGTTATATATTGCTTTATGCCGTCAATATCAAAAGAAGTTCCTGCAACTGTCGATTTTAAATTAAATTGAATCCATAGATTTTTAGAAGTAGGTCGGTCAAACTTAGCTTGGAATATCTCGCCATTATCTTTAATTATATCAACGGCTACACTACCTTTTAAACCACATCCGCTATTTTTCTTGGTATATATACCATTAGCAATATCAGTATTAGAACCACCTTCTACGATAGCCCAAATTGAATGAGCTGGTATTGAGTTTGCATCAGTTGTATTTGTGAAATTCTCATAAACTCTTGCATCGGTTACGCTATCTACATTTAACAAATCGCCTAACAAGCCATCTGTAAAGCCCTTTGATCTATTAGCACTTGATCTTGATAATCTTAATCTAAATTGAGAATCTAATTCTCCATCCTTGCCAAGCTCCAAAACACCGCTTGGATTGTCAATATTAGTTACGCCTAGAACAACGGTTATTGGGTTTGTTATTGTGTTAGGTAGCGTTGTTATTGAGCCTAATTCTTTAGCTCTAAAAGTTAAAAGATAAGTACCAGCACTAGCGATATTAGTTGTATCAAGCAAAATAAATTCATTACCTGTATTATCTGCTACTGTGTAGCCTGTGCCATCAATATTATTTGCGTCATCGTCAAGCCCTTCTAAAGTTAAACTTCTATCAGTTGTTATTTCTACTTGTTGCTGTGTGAATGTTGCACCTTGCCTAGCAATATTTAACAATGGAGCTAGTCTATCCAAAGCCTCGCCATTGGCTTGATCTAAATCAAAATTGTTGTAGATTGTTTGCAATAATTCCAATAAATCTCTTATTGCTTGAGCTTCAATATTTATTCTCTGTCCATCGGGTGAGTCGCTAGAAATAGCTATATCATTGCCATAAATATTTTTATAGCCAGTTTCAAAAGCCGTGATAATTTCATTTAAGCTATCAGTAACTAATCCGTTTTGATCTAATGTACTCATTATTGAGTTATAACTATAGTTTCACTTTGTGAATATATAGTTTTGATTTTTGCCGTTACTGTTGCTTGTCTGTTTTCTATGTTCGCATCTAAACTTAAAACCTCCGTTACTTCGTTAGTTTTAAGTAAAATGTCCCTTACTTCATCAATTAATATATCTTTTTGCTTTTTGTAGCCCAATCTATTATTCCAATCTACGCCGTTATTTTGAGCAAAAAAACAATCAGTTTTCCACTCTCTAACCCTAGATATGATATGTTGTTTTAAGCCTTCATTGGATTTTTTATAATCAGCTTTACCCTTACCAAAAGTCCAATCATCATTTTTATCTAAAGATCTAATAGTAGTCATTTTAATAAATTACTTACTCTAGTTGATAATGCACTTAAGCTTGAAGCCGTGCCAGCGTCAATAGGTAGATTGCCACTAACTGGGTCTACACATTGCAAGCTAGTTATAATTGTTATTAATTCATCAATTATAGCCTTTAAGCTTTCTGCTGTATTTTTAAGCTCCAATTTATCATCTAAATTTATTTGACCGCCAGCACTATTAAGCAAGCTAATTTTTGAATTATCAAGTAAAATCTTATTTGCTAGATAATTAAGCTCTGTCGCCGTATTATTATAATCAGTTATTTTATTAACTTGACTTCTAATACCTACTAAAGCAATAGCATCTGCTAAGTCGTGAGTTCTCTTTGTATTAGGTTTTTGGCTTAATCCATCATCAAACCAATTATCAATATCTCTATCATTAAATAGCACTAGGCAAGTATCGCCAGCATTTATAGGTATTGTTAAGCCACCGCTCGCCCCTTTGTTTACAATAACTGGCACATCTTGCAACAATGAATAAGTTTGTAACACCTCGCCATCAATAGTATCTCTTACGCCTTTATCAATTAAGCTAACTGTAGCAGTTTGATTATCACTATCAAAGCTTTCTATCGTGCCTATTTTATGGCAATTTAATTCTTTGAAAATATCTATTTTCAATCCATCTAAAATATCTATTAAGTCGGGGTTTGATTTATCTATCATGATACAAATTTTAAGCCTTTAGTTAATTTATCGCCAGTTAGTAGCTGTAAGTTAGTTTTAGCCTCGCCACTTGTAGCCTCTGAGATCGTGCCACTATGCTTAACGCCAATTACTTTATATTGACCGTCAAACTTTGGATTAAAAGCCGATTCAATTTGCACCACTTGACCCACTCTTATTCTTGGCTCAAATATCAGATCAATATTAATAAAAGTTCCTTGCAATAATGGCGTGCCTAACAGTCCAGTTTCTGAATTAATATTAAATAATTGGCCTTTTATAGCCTCATTAGGTTTTAACTTGTTTATAGTCTCTAAGTCAATAAAATATTCATCTTTGAAATTTTTATCAAGTAAATTAAAAGTATTGCCATTAATTGGCACGGCTCTTTTATATTCCCCTTCTGTTTCGCCTACCGCACCTTTTTTTAACCCAATAAAATTGGCTAATTCATCAAATAAATCCTTCCTAGTTATACCTTTATCAAAGGTTTTATTTATATATGAATTATAGGTAAGTGCCGCACTATCTAATGCTTGCATATAGGTTATTATATCGCTGCCTTGCCTGTATGAATAAGCCTCCATCAAATCACCTATAAAGATTGTTGATAGCTCGCCATAACCAGCTTGCAAAACAATTCTACGCTTGTCAATAGTTCGATTTTTCATATCGAATCTATTTTGAAATATAACCGACCTGCTACTTTCTTTTAAATTGTAAACCCTAAGTATTGCATTATTAAGAGACGCCCCCGTGCTTCGTTCAATCTGAAATTCAATCGTCAATGGATTAGCTATTTCTATAAATTCAGTTAGCTTGCCTTTTTCTTTGATCTCTACCAATAATTTATATTGTCTGCCAAATTTCATGAAATATAAATATCTGTTTCAATTTGAACCACTTCTTCCGCTTCCAAAACTATTAATTCTATCCTGCCGATTGAAAAATCATCAAGAAATATTGGCTCGCCTGCATCTGTTGAGGTTATAGCAATGCCAAAAGGTAAAACATTTCTAAAAGCTCTTAATATATTAGCAGCATTTACAATTCTACGACCGTTAATTACAGTATCGCCAAAAGTGATATTATAGAACCAAGCTTGCTGCAAGTCGCTATAAGATAACTCTAAGCTAAAAGTATCTTGCGCGTCGGTTGTTATTGTTAATAACTGCCTAGCATCGCTTGAAATTTCTGTTATTTGTTTAGACATATCTTAACCTCCAAAAAATCTACTTGCTATTGATTTTAAATCCTTTTTCTTACCTTCAACCTTGCCTTTGTTTTTTACATCTGATCTTTGATTAGCCGTCCTACTTTGATATTGATTAGCATCTAGCTCTATTGTCTGAGTAGTGGCAAATCTAATTTGTTTTAAAGTAACCGATAAATCCGACTGAAAAGCATTATCCCCTTGTGTTATAACCAAGCTTTGAATTGCCATATTCTTTAAAAAGCCAAAAGGAGTGTCAACACCTACTAATTGTTTAGCATCATATAAGGCTTTCAAAAAATTATATGCCTTAGCTTGTTTCGTCTTTGGTGGATTTAATTCTTTAAATGTTTTAAAAATATCAACACCAGCACCTAAAGAATCATCTAGTAACTGCACTTTGTCAGCTTTTTGACCAGTTATAACATTATTTAATTGTCTTGCTTGTTGTGTTACTATTGGGACATAGCTATTGATTACAGTTAGCTTTTTAAATAGCTCTACAAATTCCCCTTTAGAATCCGCCCTTTCTGCTACTTGCTCGGCTACAAGACCCCTTAAGGTGCACATAAGCGGCTTGTTAGCTATATTATCTTGAACGGCTGTGTTTTGCTCCGTGTAATGATCCGTTATATCAGCTTGCAATTCTATTTTATGCTCTTCATAAATATCAAAGCCAAGCCCTGCAAGCCCTAAATTGGCAATAGGAGATACAACATATTTACCAACTAAACCACTAGCTATATCAGCATTTTTAGTTATGCCATCTACTGTTGGTATTGATAAACTTGTATTTGGAGGTGCTGCAACCATATTATAAATTATTACCTTGACTTGATTGAACCCTTTTTAAAGTATCGCTTGTGATATTATCAAGACCCCTTGTTAATTCATTTCTTACCGCTATTGGATCTTGAATACCGTTAATACTTACATTATTATTAATCGTTGTAACTCCTGTTGCTGATGATAAAGCAGGATTTAAGCCTATTCTTTGATTTATAGAATTTTGGTTGTTACCTAGTATTTTATCAATAAAATTAGTAAAGCCTTCATTTTCATTTAAAGCACCTGCACCCATCTTGCCTAATTTTGCACCTGTGAAGCCTGCACCAAATACCAAGCCACCTATTCCAAGTAACTTGCCAAGCATTAAAAGATTAGCGCCTTTAAATAATTTCAACGAATTACCAAGTCTACCAAAAGATAAAGCTAACAACCCTACACCTACCGCAAAGGCTTTTAGACCTACTACCTTATCGCCACCTGAGAACATATCCATAAAGTTACCAATAAGACTTTCACCGCCTTTTTGATATACTGCTATATCATCTAATATAATCAACAATGCAGTAAAGCCAAGAAGCATAGGACGCATTGCCAAAGTTATTGCACCAAAGGCTAGGGCTAGGGCTTTAACACCGCTTTCAATTCCTGTAATATTTGAAATAAAATTAGCTAGAACATTAAAGGCGTTACCTATGGCTTGAGCAAATAAAGTAAATCCCTTTGCAAACCCTGTAATTATATTTATTACTTTATCGCCATTATCTTTTAACCAACTAAAGAATTGCTGCACTAGCTCGTTTAGTTGTGGAGCTATCTTTGCAACCGCTTGATCTTTTAAGGCTATGAATCTTAATTTTAGGGCTTTTATGCTAGTTCCTACCCTGTCAATATTTTCTCTTTGCTTTGGATTTAAAAAAGTGTTTTCGCTTAATTCTTCAAATTCTTGTCTGCTTAATTTTAAAATATTGATAAAGTCGGGGGTTAATCCAATTTGAGTTAATAGGTTAGTAGCTGTTGCATTGTCTAAACCTTTAATTGAGCCTCTTAATTCATCTAATACGCCAAAAGCATCTTGACCAACATTGACGCCTAATAATTGAAAGGGGGTTATATCGCCTTGACCTAGTCTTATTTGTGATAGGTTTTGTTGAACATTGCCTATTGATTGAGCTATTTGGTCAGCACTAATAGCTAGATTAGATAATTGACCTGCTTGTTGCCATTTTTGCAACTCTTCAATCGCAAGCCCTGTTTGATTAGATAAATTTTGTAAAGCTACAACGCCACGCAAAGAGCCATCAACAAATCTATCAAGCCCTACAACTGCACCAGCAAAGGCGGCACCGAGAGCAATAGTTCCATTTCTAATTGATTTAATCCCATTATCTACACGCTTAAGGCTAGCCTCATCGGCTTTAATTCCTAAACTTATAAATAATTCTCCTACGCTAGCCATTTTTATTTAAATCTAAATATGCTTTTTCATAATCACTGCAAAAATCTTCATATTGAATTATTTTCATAACCCAATCACAATCCATATCTGCAATGCTTTGAGGTATGCCCCCGCCATACCCTGCCTTAGCTAGTCTTAAACAAATTAAATCTAGCTCGCTTGCTGCAATTTCTATTTCAGGCTTCCTTCCTTTTTGACCGCTAAGCCATTTAACTTTGAAATAAGGGGCTTGAGAAAAGGGCTTAAATTTAGCTTTAAGCACTCAATGATTATTTCATAATAATTTTCCCTAGCTTTCTCATCTTCAAAGGTAGCCTCTGTTATTCTTTCTTTGTTATAAGTAGATTTACCAATACAAGCAAAGACTGCTTTTAAAACATCTTCGCTGCAATCTACTGCCAAAATGCTATCAATGATAGTTTCAGCATTGTTTAAATCAATATTAGCTAGCTTTACGCCTTGAGCTAATAGAGCTCTAGCTATTGCACTTTTTAGTTTGATACAGTTTGAAAATGAAGCAATATTAATTACCGCCTCATCTCCATTATCAAATATTATTTCGTTGCTTGTCATAAATTTATGCTATTGATTTTGAGCCGTTAGAAAATTTTAATCTATAAATTGTTAAAGCCTGTTCAGTGTCACCTTCAACATTGCTTTGAGTGTCGTTGCTTTGTGAAAATACACCACCACTAAGTGATATTATTTCACGGCTAACACCACCTAAGCCATCACCAATTCTTTTAACAAATTCGCCATTAAGAAGGACAAAGGATGCAATATCAGATTGCATTGATAGCTTGATTGAGTTTAAGAATTTATCATCGCTAGAACCTCTTAAAATCCTTAATTCAACATCAGCTTGCTTACCAGTTTCATTAAGAGAATAAATAGCATTGCCATTTTTACCAGTCTTTACTGCAACTAATTCATTTGGGAATGTTATACTTACAACCGAACCATCGCCGAAGTCGGTTAAAACTCTATCGTTAATTGTGATAGTGTCGTTTCCTGTTTGTGTACTTGTAGACATAATTTAATTATCTTTCAATGTTAACAATAATATTTACTGAATGTAAAGCCCCTGCTAATTTAATAGCAATTTGAACAAGTGGAGCTTGTCTTGCTTCACGCTCTGACTGGTCTTGTTGTGCAATAGGTAGGCTATAAATGAAATAACCTTTGTCGGTTATATTTCTTCTAAAGTCTTCTGGATTACCAAATGTTTCTGCTGAATTCCAAGTTAAGCCAAGTGCAATAACTCCATTATTAACTGCCTTTTCGCACGCATTATTAGCTATAGTGGCTTTTAGTCCGTCCATACCGCTTTCAATTTGTGGTTTCTTGGTATTAGTTTTCCTTAGATAATTAAAACTAGATACTTCAACGGTAAATTTAAACCATTGTTGATTATAGACATTATCAAAGAAATCATTAGCACCATGCGAAAAAGTAACACCTAAACCACTAACCGATCCGTAAATATCAGCCCCAGCATCTTTTGCTTTAGTTAGTATAGTTTGATTTATTGCAACATCTGGAGTTATTCCTGCCAATGTTTTATTGAACATTGTTTGAGAAGTATTTGACCCGCTAAAATTAACACTAAAAGCACGACCAACCCAAGCAGCCTTCATTTTATTAGCTTCTTGAGGGCTAACCGAATAATACAAGCATCTAGTTTTAGTTTGTGTTGCATCTTTGATTATTGAGCAAATACCCGTTGTATCTTCTAAATCTTCACTACTAGAAAAATGATGAATAAACATTTTATTTTTAGCTTGTATCGCTGTAGCTGTTGAGCTGACAACCGCATCTTCAATTTGTAAGTTAGAGAATACACCAACAAAACCAGTTTGCTCTTCTACTCTAGCCAAAGCTTCAAGTATAGTTTCACCGCTTGAATTAGCCCCACTAGTAGCAGTGCCACTCGCAACATTAAGTAAGCTAGCACCGCTTAAATCAGAGCCGCTACCAGTTGGTAATTGAACAACATCAACATCAGAATCAAGCCCGACTTTCTTTGAAGTGAATTTAATTGTATTACCTACTGCCTCAACTATAACATCAGTTAGCTTTTTTTGTATAATAGCAGCTATATTTTCAAGAGTAGTGGCATTTGTAAAATTTAAACCTGTTAAATCAATATTATTGCCATTTAAGACAACTCTAATATCGCCATCAGCAATAGCAATTAGGTTTGCTAGATTGCCGCTTATGTCATCAGTTGTAAAATCGCCTTGCGTGGCACTTACTGCCGCCTGCATAGGAACAATAGTTAAGCTACCATTGCCGCTTAAGATATTAGGGCTTTGCGAGAATATAAGGTTTGCAAATTCTGCTGTTTTTGCATTAGTGCCATAATCAGTTATAACCGACTTAGCTTCTAAATAAACCCTGTAATCATCTACATTGTCTGGAGCTTCTGTTGTGAATAATGCAATATTGTTTACACTTGGCACTTGTAGCCCTTGCGGCGTAGAAGTAACCGAAACATTAATTATATTTGTTAATGGTATAGTCATTTTTTCTTCAAAATATTTAAAATTAAATTACAACTCATCTACTTTGACATCGCCAATAGTAAAATCATCATAATAAGGAGCGTCAATTTCTTTCATGTAACTTGTGATTAATGAAATAGTTATCGCAAATCTATTTAAAGCCCCCGAAGCTTCAACCTCCGAAACATCAATAAAGCTACTTGATATATTAGCAATACTAAATTGATATTGGTTTTGTAAATCAATGCTTCTTTGAGATATTAGAGCCATTAAAACTTCTTCTTTTCGCAATCTAGCATCTTCATTTTTAGATAACAAATTAATTGTATAATCTTCTTTTGTTTGCACTCTTAATTGTTGTGTTGCACCTTCTACACCCTCAGTATTAGGTTTAAATTTATTAGTTACTGAATAAGGCGTTGAGCTGTTATATTGTATTACAACTTGTAAATCACCTGTATTTCTTTTAAAATCTTGATTATAGATATAGACGGCGTTATCATTTAAAGCCATAAACTCTTTTATAATATCTGCAACAATCAAAATAGAATCAGCCATTATTAAATTCCTCTACAATATGATATTCAAAATAACCATTTAGCTTGTAATTATTCTTATTCATCACTTTATATTTTAAGCTGTCATAGGTTATCTTATCGCCTACCTTTAATTCTATATTATCTTTAGTGTGAATCATGAGCCATTGCCAAGCCCTAGTCTCAATAGGCTTTATAGCCAAGTCTTGAGTTTTTAGTGGCTGCACCGTGCCTTTAAATTCAATTACTGTCGCAGCTTCAACTCTTTTAAAATCAACAATAGATGAAGTTATTTTTTCTATTGTTATTGACTGCTGCCAGCCATTAAAAGCACTTGCAATTTGCGGCATCATAATTTTTCTACTTTAGAAGTTATTGAGCTTCTTAATTGACCCGTATCAATTAATATCGAACCACTTCTTGATATAGGTTTCCAAGTTCCAAAGCCTCCAGTTTCAAAGGCTTCTTGAACAATAGTTTCACCCAATACCCCTATTTTTTCTAGTATTTGATCTGAATCAACACTATCAGAAATATCTTTATCAATTATTTTCCTAGCTCTTTTTAGAAATTCCTTTCTTTTCAAAGCTAATGGATCTTTTAAAAAAGACCTGCGAGGCAAGCCTTCACTAAAAGAACCAAATTCATGCTTCATTCCTACTTTGACATTTGTTGTATCATCATCTCTTGCATTTTTATTGCCAAAAATACCAACCTTAGCCACTTTTTGCGACTTTAAATTTTTTTCTAATTTATCTAAACCTGTAAAATCATCTTTAATAACAATATCACTAGGCATTTGTTCCCCCTTTAGCTATACCTACAACCCCTATCATATAACCTTGAATTAGATTAAGATATTTTAAACCATAACTTGTCTTTGTGTAAAAAGAAAAAATAGGGCTGTCTAATTGCCATTGCGGGATAGAATAGCTTTCGCTTACATTTCCAACCGATCTTGAAGCAACTGGGTTTACCGCTTGGCTGTCAAGTCCATTAGCTCCTAAATCATTAACTAGATAATGAGCAGTACAATATAGATAGATTAACCTTAAATCATCTTCTCTACTTGTTATAGCGTCGTTTATAGAAGCCTTAGCCTCTTTAAAAGCATTCTCTATATCCTTTGAAGCTACAAGCCCACTAGGCGGCAATAAATCCCAATCTGCTATTGTGTCTGGCGTTGAACTGATCCCATCACTTTTAGCTTTATAGAATTTATTATTTACAAGGTAAAAAACCCTGTCGCCCGCGTTATAAGTGCCAGCAGCCCAATCATCAACAAAGTCAAAATCACGATAGAATTGATCTTTGAAGTCATCTACTGTTATTGTGTCGATGAAAGGGTTTGCCATAGCTTATTCTTGATAATCTAATTTTTTGCTTTTCTTTGAGCTTACTCTAATATTTTCAAGTAGATTAGCACCAAGTTTTAAGCAAGTTTCTATTTCTTTTTCATTTTCTAAAATGATAGTTTCGCCAACTTTTACAAGCCCTTGCGAAGTCATCAAATCACTTTTAGAATTGTTAATAATCTCTTTCATCTTTAATTATGATTTAAATTAGTAACTGAAATATAAAATCTCTTTAGGGCGTTTAGCAATAACACCTGTAAATTGACCATAAGCAACTGAGCTAAAATCAAAGCTATTAGAAGTTCCAAAAGAAGTAGAAGTGTAGTCAATCGGTATATTCATTTCTAAAGTTTGTGAGTCGTTTTTGTAAAGAACATATCTTTCAACACCTAATCCACTTCTTGAGTTTTTAGCATAAGCTAGAGACTTAATTGCAAAATTAGGATTATCAGTACCAGCTTGGAAAGCTTCTAATAATACTTGTAACTTTGTTTTATTAAAAAAGCCTGTGCCTGTAACATATTGACTTAAGCCCCTGTAATCGTCACTAGGAACGATAAAGGTATTAGGCAATTCTGTTTCATTAGTAGATGCAGCGTAAGCATCCAATAAATCTTTAACCAAGTCATTGATCTCTGTTGAAGTCATGCTTGATATTGATTTAGTGATAGCTGCTGTGTTATTGGTAACGCCTGATAAGTTCAACAAACCTTCCATACCAAGACCACTAACCCCAAGTACCGAAACTTTCTGCAAACCTAAATCCCAGTTTTTTTTCTGAGCTTGCTCTCTTTGAGTTATAAGAGATATAGCTGATCCCATATTCTTAGCGGCTTGATTGACTTCGACCATTGAATAATCAACTTCTTTAGCCCAGAAGAAAGTAGGGAGCCTTTTTGCATCATAAGCAACATCAGATTTAGGCTTTCTAGTTCCTGTTCCTTGACCCATAATACCTTCTTCAAACTTGCCCGATAATTCAAAGCTAGTGTAATAAAGGAATTCATTGGAAAAAGCACCTTCACCCACTTTTACTGGTACATAATCAGCAATAGGGAACTGGTAAAACTTTTGTTGAATTACTTCTTGCTTGATAGTGGTTAGGGTATCGATAGTTTGTTCATAACCAGCTGGAGCTGCATTATAAAGAGCCTTTGATTTACTGTTTTGAACAGATGAAACCAAAGAGCCATCAGCTAGATTGCCAGCTTCAAGTCCTGCAATCATGTTAAAAATCTTGTTAGACATTTTAAGTATATATTAAATTAAAATTAATGATTAGTTAGTTTTGATTAAAACTCTTACCAAGTCGCCATCAGCAGTAGCTTTATCCAAAGCACGACCGATAGTAGTTCCTGTTGATTGAGTAGCTATTTTATCACCAGTCAATACGGCTTCAACTGCTGCACCTTTAGCAATAGCTGCGGAGGCTTCCATAATTACAACTGAGTTTGCAAAGGCTACCCTTACAAAATCATCAGCAACAAAAGAAGATTTTTTAACCTCGTAAAGAACAACACCGAAAATGTCGTTAGTTATTGCAGCCGCTTTATCTACAGTTACAATGCTTCCAGCTTCATCTTGTATTACTACAACTGAGCCACCTACTAGGGTATCACTTGAACCACTAGCTACTTTTGCATTCAAAACATTTGGATTGAAAGCCAAATCCAAAATACCTTTCTCGGTAGTTTGTGAAAATTGGTTTAATTCTTGAGCCATTTTCTTATAAAAATTTAGTTAATAAAAAATAATTACTTTGAAGAGCCATATAGACTCTTACCAAGTGCGAATTGCGAAATGTCAGTTGATATTTTAACCTTTCTCGCTTCTGATGAGTTCTCAAATTTAGCCTTAGCTGCCTTTATTTCCTCAAAATCTTTAGAGTTCTTTTTGACCTCTTCTTTTTCCTTTTTTTCTTTTTCTTCATTTTTTTTCATCTCATCTTCTTTTTTCTTATCATCTTCTTCATTTTCCTTTTTCTTGTCTTCTTCATCTTCTTCATTTTTCTTCATCTTGTTTTTGTAAGCAGATACCAAGTCTTTGACCTTTATAAGCTTGCCGTCAATTTCTAATTCATCTTCTGCATTGACTTTTTTATTTTCTTCTTCCTCTTTTCTTTTTTCTTCCTCTTTGGCATTTTTGTAAACTTCTACCATATCGTTTAATGGTATTGTTTTGCCTTCTTCTATTTCAAAAAGAGCATTCTCTATTTCAAGCTCTTTAGTTTTTATAGAGTTTTTCTTCTCTTCTTTTTTAAATTTGAAAATAGTCATAACTTTTTCTTTAATTGAGTTTTTTAAAATTAAGGCATCCTCATATCGAGGGTTAGCCACTATTGCCAAGTGGATTGCTTCTAAACAATCTACTATCTCGTTATCATAAGCTATATTATGATAAGTTCCTGCTGTCGGTATTACCTTCGCACTATATGCGCAACTTACCGAATATCCTTTTTCATTGATTAAATCTATTGCTTCTTGACTAGTTATAACAACATCGCACCAAGCCCAGCCGTCTTGCATCCATACTTTAGATACATAGCCTACAATTTCCTCTCTATCTTCTTCTGTTAAGTCTTGATGTTCTATAACTACATAGACGCCCTTAAACTTCTCAGCTATCTTGGCTAAATTCTCTTGCTTAATTATAGACAAGCTATCTTCATACTGAACAAGTCCAGCTTCAAGAAATCTTGATGTATAGGTCTGACCCTTTAAAATAGAATTTTCTTTTTTCATTAAGAAATAGTAGCTATAGTTGATTCAGTATTAATGCCTGTAAACACAAGTTCTGTAGATGTCCCTGATTTTTGCACAATGCATATATAATTAGGTATTGACTCTACCGCCTTTATATCAACATCATCCGCTACCAAAGCCATTTTAGTACTAATGTTTGCGAGAGTAAGTCCGACTGGCTCTTTTTCTGATCCGTAAACAGTTAGAAGACCTCCAACGCTAGTAATTCTAGGTTTAATTGATTCACCTAACCCTGATGGGCTAGCTAATCTAATTAGATATAATGTATTAATTAATACATCTCTTTGATATTTTCTTAATGCCATTTAATCGTCAAAAATTGGAATGGCTACACAACGACAACCGTAATCTTCTTGCGGATTGTTGCGTGCGCCTGTTTCTTTATTAGTTATAGGAGGATTAGCAAAGCTGAATATCTTGCCGTTGAGTTGCTTATGATCTTCTCTTGTTCTTGAGTCCCGAGATGTTGACCATTTATATTGAGTAATACCAAGTTCTAAATATTTAGATTCTTTGTATTTTGCAGTAAATAAACCGATTTCTTGTTTTGCTAAGAAACTAGCTTTATTTTTACTGATCCCAAATTCTTTTAATATATCATCTTTTAATGATTCTGCTCTTATGCCTGCAAAAACATTTTTTTCAATCTGACCCCTAAGCTTTAAAACTTCCTTTTCTGCAAAGTCTTTTATATATAACTCTAAGTTATTTGTAAACTCTTGAGCTATCTTAAGCTTCTGATCTTCTGTTGTGATTATATTTAATCCAACAACATTAGAAGCCGATTTTACTAAATCTTTATCTAGTCTATTTAAAATATCAACATATTTTTTATTTAATTGAAAATCTTTTATTGATGCGTCAATATTGATATTATCTAATTTAGTAACCAAGCTTTCAGCTAATTGTTGACCTGCTAGGACTGCCCTACCTACTGTTAGCTGTATTGTTGGTGGCAATTCATTTATATTTGCCTTTATCCTTCTAGTTCTTGTGTCAAAATTAAAACCTAGATTTTTAAAAGCTTTGATCAGTGATATGTTAAAATTACCTGCAAAATAATTATCTTTGTATCCTATCTTGCCAGTTCTAATGGCTGTAATTATCAAATCATCGCTTGAATTGTAATATAGCTTTTGTTTTTCTTCTAACTCATCAAGTAAGGGCTGAAATAGGCTTTTTTTAAAGAAAGCTAGTATCTCTTTAGCTATCCTTTCTTCTTCTATTGCTGGAGTTATAACTGGCTTTAATGTTTTAACCATTAATTTGAGTCATTAAAATATTACGCTTGTTTATTTCTTGCGTGGCTTCTTCTATTGTGATTACGCCCCTATCTACCATTGACAAGATATTATTTATCACAACATTATTCATATTGGCTTCTTGCTCTGAATTAAGCTCTCTTAATGGATTATAGCCAATCTTTATATCATAAACCTCAGTATCAAATAACTTCTTGGCGTATAACTTAACTATCTTAGCTATAGTGTTATCGTTCTTGCCTCTTATTTCTGCTTCAATCATAGAGTTGTAATTTTCTATTGAATCTTCACCCGATGCAAAGCCACTTGCGGATTGCCCAAAGAGTTTATTTATTGGCATTTTAACATCACTAGCAATAGCTATTCTTATTTCTCTTAATACTTCCGCTAATCCTGTAAATGTTTGTGTTTTTTGCTCGTAATCATCATCTTTATCTTTGATAATAGCGTTTTGATATGATTTAACTTGATTCATCATTTGAATTGACTTCAATACCTTTTGAGTACCTTCAGGCGTTCCTATTGTTTGGTGGAAGTTTTTTAAACCGTAAACATCAACCTTTGCCTCATCTAGCAAATCAAATATAACATTGTTATTTTTAAGAAATTGATTAAAGCTAATAATAACCCTTTCAACCTCACTCATACCCCAACCCCTCAATTGTGGTCTTAGTAGTGATGGAGCTGTCTTGCCCTTTATAGCAATAACTCTTGAAGGATCTAGTTTATTACCATAATAATAGAAATCATGCTGCCCACTTCCTGCAATGTATGGCTTTTCTTCAGTATAGCTACCAGTGCTTGATCTGTTTAGCTCCCATAAATCAGCGGCGTAAATCTCTAGTGGAGTATTTTTATTTATTTGAGTTATTCTTAGCGGGCTATCAGACTTACCAACTGTATTAATGATTATACCACTACCACCGAATAACCTTTCCCACCTCATGGCGTCTTTTATGGTATTTAAAACCCCTTCATCTTGTAAGAATTTTTGCAAGTCAGATATATCATCATCATCTAACATTTCAGATTTAATCTGTATCCCACCTTTGAAGCAATCTTCAATAGGCTGGTCAATCAAAGTTTGAATAATACCATAAGTAGAATAAGCATAAGATAGGGTTGGTCGGTCATTACTTACTAGATAAGTACGATTATTGAGCCTTAGCGTTTCTGTGCTTGATACCTGTTTATCAGTAGCTAAACCGAAAGCTAAGTCGGTTAATCCGTTAAGGGTATAGGAAGCGTGATAATTATCTTTTTTCTTAGCCATCAATAGAGTTTTAAGCGTCCCTGCTGGCTACTCTATTATTGGATAAAAAAAAATCAATAGAAAATAAAAAAGTTCTTGAGTATTAAAAAATGATTAATTATATAAATTAATAGCTGGCTTGATCACCAGTCCTTTCTTGTTCCACTAGAACAATACAATATGCTATTTTATAAGGCGGTAGCAATACCGCTTTATTTTTAAAGTATAAGTTTAAATGAATAAGAAGGAAAAAATAGCGCATTGTAAAATAACCAGCAAATTAAAAGAAGTGGTTGTCGGATTCTAGTGACTTAACAGTGATAAACTTATCCAAATTTTACAATTAAGCTCCTTAACTGATCGCTAAGTTCTGTTTGCAAAGTGAAATAAAACCTTCCTAGTGGTCGTATGCTTGGCTTTGGGAGGATAAAGTGGAGGTAATGCTCCGACAGTGATTGCTTTATAGCAAGGATTCAGAAGTAATATTATATTAGGGAGAAAATCACCTGCCCGTTTTACATCATTTGTGAAAATCTTGTAAAATCTTCTAAGCATATTTTGTTAAAGGACTTTGCGATAACTCAAAAGCATGACTTTTCAAAATAACCCTTTTTAATCGAAGGGTTTTTTGCGTCTAAACAATGCTCAAATCTAAAAGCATAACATTAAGTTAATAGTAAATACATTATAGCACTTGACATATTAAGAAAAATATGATATACTTGATTTATTACTAATAAAATTAAAAAAATATGAAAATCCAACACACAATAAAAGAATTAGCAATCATTGAATTATTTAAAGGTCAAGAATTAACTGGTCAAGCTGCTGAGACTTACAGTCGTTTGATTAACTTGATTAATAGCAATGCTCTTGAGAGATCAAAAAGGCAAGCTGGTTATTATTGGAGTAAATAGGCTACAAGACATCCCAGATAGATATATTTTGCTTGATATAATCCACTAAAGCATATCTAATAGCATCTATCCCATGATCCCAGCCAGCAGTATCATTAACAACTGGCAATACTTCTTTAGTGTTTTTGTCGATCTTATAAGAATAGTTTTGAAACTCTTCTAAAACCTTCTTGCAGTCTTCGTGAATTATAACTTTATTAAATCCTTTAATATATTCTATACCATCAATTATTAAGCTGCTTTTAGTCTCACCCTCACTCCTATCACTAGACTTTGAAGCCCCTTCTATGTTAAAACCCCTTCTAGCTAGATAAGATATAGTTTCAGGTCTTGAATTATCCGCTTTTATTTGCCACCTTCTGCTATCAGGTATTTGATCAAATAAGGCTGGTAAGTCATCTATTTGTGTTTGATATCCGTAAATCTCTTTATCAATATATAAATTATTATCCATTATAAATAATCTAATTAACACTGTAGGATCATTAGCAAAGCCCCAGTCTGCACCATAAAACAATCTATTCATATATAGATCGTTTATTGGTGGCGTTTCAAACTTAGCAACCTCATATTTGCCACTAAATATAATCTCTTCAGGATTCCCGATTGGTATTCCTCCGTATTCGTGCTGGTAAGCTTCAAAGTTATTTATCTTTAGCTTTTCTGCGTCTGCAAAAAACTTCTCACCGAGCCAATGTCTAGGGACTTCTTGATAATTAGAATGATGAATTAATCTATCATCATTTATTTCATCTTGGACTTTATTTACCCAGTGATTAGGGTTTCTTGGTGGGTTGTAGGTAAAGAACTCAACAAACTTATCACCACCCCTTAAAACTGATTGCTTGACACTTCTTATTTCTTCTAAGCCGCTGTATTCCTCGCCTTCTTCGAACCATAAATATTTAAAATAACCTTTTCTTAATTTGATTGATTTTAACTTGCTAGGCTCATCTAAACCCCGCATAATTATTTTTTGTCCAGTTGGCAAATAAGTTATTTCAGAAGGGGATTTAATATGATCAAAGTATTTATCCACCCCTAGCATATCAATAGCGAATAATAGCGTTTCTAAAACCGAAGTCCTTATTGTATTAGCTGTTTTTCTGATAGCGATTGCATTGGCTGTAGGGTCGTTTATTATACCCAAGATTATTTGCTCTGCAACAAAGGTTGATTTAGTGCTACCCCTGCCGCCTCGTAGCCAAAACTCGTTGTAAGTCTCGTCTCTAATATCTCTATGGACTTGATGAAACGATGGAGCTATTATTTGAGATAATTTAATATCATTAGAGATCATCTTTTATAACTCTTGGCAATAGGTCGCCACCATCTTTGGCTGTCAATTCATTTCTTAAACTAAACTCTTCTTTGCATTTCCTTTCTAGCCACCATTTGGAGCTTATATCATCGCCTTCTTTTATCTTGTTTACAATATTCATTTTAGCCTTTATATCTACGCTTTTTCTTACTGCGTTCATTTCGTCAACAAAACTGGGGTGCCTTTCACTATGATTATAATAAGTCTGCTTTGAAATCTTTGTGAAAATACAAGCTTGATCGATAGTAAGTCCATTTGAAAAAGCTGTTTTAAATTCTTTGACTTTATCAGGCGTTATTGCCTCAGGTCTTCCAGCGTCTTTATGCAAATGTTTAGGCTTCTTTTTAGTCATATTATTTGTTAATAAAAGCGATATTGGGATTTAATTCTGGACTTTTACCTCCAGTTTTAAAGCCGTGAGGATGCTTTTTAAGTAAAATCTTATCCATTATAAATTGCCTTTTTCTTGTTTTAATTTATCTAAT